TGCTAACGATGAGGATTTATATACAAGGCAAAAGACATGGTGATTTAAGCAATTACATTAAGATAGTTGAAGATGGTTTACAATATGCAGGAGTTATTCCTAACGACAAAAAAATAATCCGCTATGGAGAAGGGACAGGGATATATTACATAGACAATAAAGAACAAGAGCGTGTTGAGATCGAGATAGAGGAGGTATCATGATGGATAAAATTGAATTTTTAGCAACAATACCGCCGATTCAGAGCGGCCTTAAATTTGGCGGTGACGGTGCAAGGGTACAGTTTGATATTCCGGAAACATTTTTATCAGAAGCAGTAAAGCTTGTAATATGTAAAAATAAAGTTTTGAAGGTTACAGTAGAGATTAAAGAGGGGTAGTATAAAGCTATCCCTGACTCTGTTTAGGAGGGGAAAAGTTGGCGAAGAAGAAAAAGAAGAAGAAAAGATATAAAGACATAACAAAAGAGCTTTGGAGTCAGAAATATCCGAAAGGATATGAGTTTTATAAATGGCTGATGGAGAGCAACAAACAAGTTAAATTATAGGATGGGATGAGATGGCAATGGATAAAAAGCAATTATCTCAGCTAAGGTTTTTGAATAAAGAAATTGAGTTACTTCAAAAAGAAATTGATGAGACTAAATGTGCAATAGATACATATACGGCTACTGATGTTGTAAAGGGTTCTGATTCAGAATGGCCATACATAAGGCGAACGTTTCGCATAGAAGGAATATCCATCCCTGAATATGAAAAACGGCTCAAACATCTCTATAATAAATTAGAGCATCGTTTAAAAGACTTAATGAAAAAAAGAGAAGAGATTGAAGAATATATAGCCACAGTGCCGGACAGCGAGATGAGGGTGATATTGACTTTAAGATATATTGAAGGCCTTTCATGGCAACAGATTGCTACACGTATGGGTGTAGTTGGTGACGGGAGCACTGAACGGAAGAAACATGATCGCTTTTTGAAATTTTCCCAAATTTCCTGAAAATCTTATGTTATTATTAAGATGAAATGTTATACATAATAGAACAATAGAAAATTTTACAAAAGCCAGTTTTTTCTAAGAGTAAAATAGCCCGATTGGGTAGAGCCGAAACAAGGCTCTTTTTTCATGCTTTTGAAACAAATTAAAGCGAAGGGAGGTAGGTGTCTTGTAAAATGGATGAGAAAAAAAGACGTGGGCGAAAAGGAAAATATGAAGAGTGGTTGACAGAAGAAGGACTTCTAAAGATCCAAGGGTGGGCAAGAGATGGACTGACAAATGAGCAGATAGCGCAAAATATGGGCGTAATTCCTAATACTTTATATAAATGGATGAATCAATTTGAAGATATAAGAGAGGCCTTAAAAAAAGGCAAAGAGGTAGCAGACAGAGAAGTAGAAAATGCTCTTTTTAAATCTGCAGTAGGACATTATTACGAGGAAGATGCAGTGACGAATAAAGGCGATGTTGTACGGATACGAAAATATGAGAAACCTAATACGACAGCACAGATATTCTGGCTAAAAAATAGAAAACCATTGGAGTGGAGAGACAAACAAGAAATAGAACAAAACAGCCGGCTTGAAGTAACCGGCATAACAATAAAAGACATAATAGATAAGAGGAATGGTCAAGATGACCATTAAAGAAGAATTTATAAATAGATTATATGTAATACTTACACCAGACGAAATAAAGCTTATACAAAACAAACCAATAGAGCAAGCAATGAAAGAATTGGCTTATGTAGACTACCAGTGGTACCTTAAATATATTTATGGAGACTTATACGCACATGTACGACATACAAGATATTTATGTGATAAATTAGAACAAGTGGAGCAAGGAGAAGTAAAGAGATTAATGGTATTTATGCCTCCAAGACATTCAAAGTCAATGACAATAACGGAAACTTTTCCTTCATGGGTTTTAGGGCGCAATCCGAACAAACAAATTATAGTTGCTTGTTATGGAGATGACCTTGCAAAGCGTTCAGGGAGAAACAACAGAAATATATTAAGAGAATACGGGGAGCATATATTTGGTGTTACCATTGCTAATGATAGTTCAGCGGTAGAAAATTGGAATCTACAAGGTTATAGAGGCGGAATGGTAGCAACAGGAATAGGCGGTGCTATTACTGGTAAAGGTGCTGACTTGATGATAATAGATGACCCTGTAAAAAATGCAGAAGAAGCAAATTCAGAAACATACAGAAGAAAAATAAAAGATGAATACAGAGCTACTTTAAGAACAAGATTACAACCAGATGGAGCAATAATAATTGTTCAGACGAGATGGCATGAAGATGATTTATCTGGATGGTTATTAGAAGAAGCAAAAAATGGAGGTGAACAATGGGAAATAATAAATTTCCCTGCATTTGCAGAAGAAAAAGATGTATTAGGTAGAAAACCTGGAGATATACTTTGGCCCGAAAGATTTACAGTTGATGATTATAAATCGGCTGAAAGAGCATTAGGCTCTTATTTTTTTGCAGCATTATATCAACAACGCCCGCAACCAAGCGAAGGCAATAAATTTAAAAGGCAATGGTTTAGATATTTTGAAGAAAAAGACAATTATTATATTCTTCATGCGCCGGAAGGAGATAAAAAATATCTTAAAGACAAGTGCTGGGTATTCCAAACAGCAGATACAGCCTCATCAACTAAAACAGAGGCAGATTATACAGTTATATCAACATGGATAGTTACGCCAGATAAAGCCCTGTTACTTGATGATGTATTTAGAGAACAAATAGAAGTCCCAGACCAAGAAAAAGCATTTGTTAATCTTTATCAATCTAAGAGGCCAAGATTCCAAGGCATAGAAACAAAGAATGCCGGTATAGCACTAAAACAAACACTTACAAGAAAAGGGCTACCGATTAAAGAATTAAAAGCGGATACAGATAAATTAACAAGGGCTACAACAATAATGGTATTGTACGAAAATGGGAAAGTATATCACAGAATGGGGGGGCATTGGCTAAGTGCATATGAGGAAGAACTTGTAACATTCCCAAATGGTAAACATGATGACCAAGTTGATACTGCAAGTTATGCAGGAATGCAAATTACAGATTATGACCCATTTTATGATTTTTTGAAATTAGAATATGAAAAATCAAAACAAAATAAAAATTCTAATCCATTTCCTGAAACGAGGTGATAAGTTTGTTAGTTAGTAACTTGTTAATTGGTGGCACTGTAACAAGCAATATAATAATCGGTGTAATATTCAATATTACATTAATAGCAATCATTGCATATATAGCGGTAAAAGGGAAGGTAAAGACGCAGGAAGAAGAAGCGTACTATATAAAGATAAGTTTTTCTTCTGGCTCAAAAACAAGATTGATACTAAATAAAGAACAGTACGAACAAATACGAGCGTGGTTAAAGCAACCTGATGGAATTTTTGAGATATACAATGAAGAAGAGTGTGTAATATTAGACCGTAAGTATGTTGAAAGCGTAGAAGTTAAGAAGAAGTGAACGAAATTTTTGTTTCGTATGATTAAGGAGGTGAAACAATGCCGAACTTTGCAAACAGTCGTGCAAGCGTAAAAATAACAAACCTTGAACCTGTAACGCAGTCAATAGCAAGGAATGATAAGATAATAACAAGTGAGCAAGCTGTGCCGAGGCAAATGATACGAAGCATGGAACAACAAGGAATGACGAACCAAGAAGCTTTTAGTCCAGGTATGCCGTTGAATCCAACGCAGCCAATAGGCGCTGAACCACGGCAGTTTGAATATATGATAGGACAGAATATAGTCCAGAAGCCACGCAGCACGGAACAAATCCAGTTTGAAACTATCAGAAACGTTATAGAAATGTACGATATAGCCCAGATTGCTATAGAAGTACGGCAGGACGAATTAAGGAACCTTGACTGGAATATTGTACCAGCTGATGAGGACAATCCAGACGAGGCAAAGAAATACGAAAGCGAGATAAGAAAAATAAGAGAATTCTTTGAAAAGCCTGACGGTCATACGCTGTTTGACGATTTCCAAAACCAGTTGGCATATGATTGGCTGGCATTTGACGCTTTGGCAATATATCCACATTTGACAAAAGGCGGAGAATTAAGCGCATTAGAGCCTGTAGACGGTACAACAATAGCACCGCTTGTAGATTACTTCGGCAGAATACCTGAAGTGCCAGCGCCTGCATATGTGCAATGGGCTTATGGCATGCCGTGGGTGTGGCTTACAAAAGACCAGCTTATATACAGGCCTTTCAGAAAGCGGACAAATAAGCTTTATGGCTTTAGTCCGATAGAATGGCTTTTGAATACGATAAATACCGATATAAGGTTCCAATTGTACTTTTTGCAGTATTTTACGGAAGGCAGCGTGCCTGAGACATGGATAGAAGCGCCAGAGTCAGCGCAATCGCCTGACCAGATTAAGGCTATTCAGGAAATGTATGATACGGTAATGGCAGGCGACCAAGCGCAGAAGCATAAAGTAAAGTGGATACCGTTCGGCAGTAAAGTAACAAATGCCAAAGAAACAAAGTTTGACGTGAATTTTCCTTTGTTTATGTTACAAAAGACTTGTGCAGCGTTCAAAGTTACGCCTGCCGAGTTAGGATTTACCGAAAAAGTCAACAAATCATCTGGAGAGACGCAGGAAAATGTCCAATATAGGAGAAGTATTAAGCCTTCTGCAATGTTTTTTGCGAGAATATACACAGGCATAATTAATAAATACTTTAACATGCCGAACCTGAAATTCAAGTTTCTCAACATTGAAGAGCAGGAGGACATGTTAATGATGGCGCAAAGAGATGAAATCTATATTAAAAATGGCGTTGTAAGTCCTGATGAGGTTAGAATACAGCGTTTAGGTTTAGAAGCTGACTCGGTTAAACCAGTACCACGTGGATTCTATTCTTCACGTGAAGGCTTCATGCCGATAGACGACATTATTGAAAAGAGCAAAGCGAATCTCAGATTAATCGAAGCACAGGCGGACGCACAAAGAGCAAAAGCGAATGAACAACCTTTATCGGATAACGATATAAACGATAGTGATACAGAGGAAGAAGTAAGAGAAGATATAGAAGAAGAAGAAACCGCCGAAAAAGCGATGAAGGATTTTTTTATCAAATCTAACAAGGCAAAGTATCCATTCAAGAACGTTATAGAAGAAGCTAAGGCGCACAAGCTGGCAGGAAAGCTTTACAAGTTTTTTCGAAAACATAAAAAGGCGTTCATAGCAGACCTTGTTAGAGAAAATGTCAAGAAGCAGAATGATACGCCTTCTTCTTCTTGGAATGACGATTTGAAAACGCTTCTTAAGCCTGTCTTGATTGAAATATACTTAGATGCAATAGATGAAGCAGCTTCTACGCTAAGCGGAAGTTTCGAGATTGACGAAACATATCACGAGTTAGCCGAACAATACGCAGAGCAGCGAACTGCCGAACTTGTTACAGGTCTAACGGACAGTACACGTGATATGTTGCGAACTGATTTAATAACTTATATGGACGAAGGTTTAACGCCACAGGAAATTAGCGATAAGCTTCAAGACAGTTACGCATTTTCCGAAGCAAGAGCAAATGCCATAGCACGCACCGAAACCGGCTTTGCATGGAATGACGCAGCATTATCACTATACGAAAAGGCAGGTGAGGCGAAGGTGCAAGTTTACGATGGCGATGGCTGTAAGGCGTGCGCTGAAGTTAATGGAGAAGTTTGGACATTGGATTATGCGAGAGAACATTTATTACAGCATCCTAACTGTGTTAGAAGTTTTGGCCCCGCACCAGCAGACGCAGAGGTGGATAAGGAATAAAGGAGGTAATAATTTTATGGAAGACAAAGTTTTGATTTCCGCACCTTTTACTAAAGTGGAAAAAACAGAAGACGGCGGACGAGAAGTTTACGGTTTTGTTATTTTGGAAAGGAAAGATAAGCAAGGAGAAATAGCGGACTTTGAAGGAACGGTAAAAGCGTTCCAGAAATGGTCGGACGAAATCGCTAAACGTACGGAAGGTAAGAATTTAGGCAATGTTAGACTTATGCACCAACCAGTAACGATTGGCAAGACAATAAGTTGGCAGCCGACCGAAACGGTAATTGACGGCAAAACTTACAAAGGTATTTTTGTAGGCGCATATATTCCACCGAGCAAGAAAGAAATAATCAAGGATATTGACGAAGGAATTTTAAATAGCTTTTCTATCGGTGGAAGATACGCTAAAAGATGGTATGATGACAAAGAACAGGCATTTAGGTATATTCCAGAACTTTCGGAATATAGTTTAGTCGACAATCCTGCGGTGCCAGGTGCCGATATAATGCAGGTCATAAGCAAACTTGATATATCAAGCCTGAAAGGAGGTGAGCCAATGAGCCTCGAGAAGAAAGACGGTGTGACAAATGCACATAAATCACCTCCTAAAGGTTATCCACAGAGCAAAGAGGACTATGGAGATCCAGACAACTATAAGTATCCAATCGACAAAGAACATATTAAGGCGGCAGTGGTATACTTTAACCATGGAGGCGCAAAGGAAAAAGGCGGTTATACGGACGAGCAGTGGTCAAGGATTGGCAGGCGTATAGCCTCGGCAGCAAGCAGGCTGGAAGGTGGTAAATACGAATATAAAGATGGTAAAATAATAACACCAAGCAAAAAAGAAAAAGAAGGTGAGAAAAACGTGAAAGCTGAAGATATAGAAAAGGCTGCACAGGCAGCTGGTTTAACGTTGGAACAGGTCCAGATATTCTTGAAAGCATTAACTCCAATAGATGAACCGCCTGCACCGATTGATGTCAAAGAGGTTGACGGTGATGGAGACGATGATAAAAATGAGGAATTTCCGAACGAACCGAACGGAGAAGACAAAATCGACATTGAAGGTGGTATGAAAAACGTTAAAGACGCTGAAGATAAAGTCGGAGTAACCGAGAAGAACGCAAAAGATGACTTGACGAAAATAGGAAAGGCATTAAGCGCAAAAAGAACGATTCATTTAAAACATGCAATTAACCATATTCATGCAGCTATGACAGGTGCGGATTACGGGCCAGAAGAACACTTAAAAGTTGAAAATGGCGAAGAAGGCACAAACACTGGCGAAGAAGCACCAAATGTCGAAACTGAAAAAATATTCTTTAATATATTGAATAAGGTTATGGAAAATAAAATAGGAACATTAGCAAAGTCTATGTCGAAACCAAACAATGATGAACTCTTGAAAAAATTTGAAACATTGGAAAAGATGGTGAAGGAAATACATGATACACCGCAACCAATCGCGCCTGTATTAAATGGAGGTTCACCTGACATTCTAAACGTATTTAAATGGACGAGCAATGTAGACATGAGCAACATGGAGGAGCAGGTTTTAGAAAACTTGTTCAAAACTACAAATGACACTTTAGTAAAAGACAGAATAAGCCAAGAATTAGCATTAAGAAGAGCAAAAGGAATTTTTAAAGGAGGTAATAAATAATGACAGATTTAAAAGTAACTCAAGAAACTATCGACTTGGCTAAACAGGCTTTACAGGAACCTTTAGCGAAGGACGCTGTAACACAAGGTTATACAACCGCAACAGGTATTACAGGCTATAATTTGGAAAGGCCTGCAAAATCATTATTTCCTGTATTGGCACCATTTAGGAACTCATTACCAAGAGTAAAGGCGCCTATCGGTGCACCTGCTGCGCATTGGAAGGCAATCACAGGAATAAACGTAACTAACCAGAGAGCAACGACAGGCTTTGGCTATGCAGGAAATCTTGTATCTACTGCAGAAAAAGATTTTATGGCAGCCTATCAGGTTATATCCTTAGGCGACAGTGTACAATATGACGCGCAAATTCAGGCACAAGGTTTCCAGGATTTAAGAGCGACTGCAGGTATAAACTTATTATATGCGCTTATGGAACAGGAAGATATAATCGATTTAGGAGGACAGAATTTCAGTTTAGGAACACCTTCGACACCGACTTTAACCGTTTCTTCTACAGGCGGTACAATCGGAGCCGTCAATGTAGGCGTAGCGGTAGCAGCAAGGACATTGCAAGGCTATTATGACGGCAAGAATACTGCAGCATCAACACCAGCTACTTCAGGTACATTAAGCGGTTCAACAAACTCCATAACCGCAACGGTAGCATATGTACCAGGTGCAGTTGTTTACGACTGGTATGTAGGAAATGCAGGCGGTACACTGTATTACTATACTTCCACTTCTATAAACAAAGTTACAATAACGAGCGTGCCGACCGCAGCACAGGCAGTACCAACTGCAACGCTACCTATGTTAGGAACACCGTCAAGCACAGCACCGACAGTAGACCAGTCCGCAGATCTAAACGCATACAATGGACTTATAGCAACCTTAACCGGCAGCTATAATAACGGAACATTTGTAGCAGCAGGACAAGGTCAGCCTTCAGGTGCTTATGTCAAATCTTTGGACGGTGCTACACTGACAGGCTCTAACGGTACCATAGCGGAAATAGACGCAGCTTTGCAGTACCTCTGGGGCAATGCGAAGTTGTCGCCGACAAAAATGTTGTGCAACAGCGTAGACCATATGAATATATCGAATAAGATTATAGCAAGCGGTGGTGCTTATACAATGTTCCGTCCAAATGATATTGGAGAGAGGCAGACAGTTGTCGGCGGTCAGTTGGTAGAAACATACCTGAACAAAGCCGTAAACGGCAGAGCAATACCGATAGAAACGCATCCATGGTTGCCACAAGGTACTATAATCTTCTTGACTGAGAAATTGCCATATCCTAACAATCTTGTCGCTAACGTAATGGAGATTGAAACCTTGCTTGAATACACACAGATAGAATACGCTACTTCCAGATACGCAGGACAGGCTGGCGGAGGACCACGTTATGACTTCGAGGTAAGAGCGCAGCAGGTATTTAAGAACTATTTTCCAGGCAGTATGGCAATTTTGCAGAATATAGCAAATGGCTAATAGCAAGAGGTAGGTTTTTCCTCTTGCTATTTTATACTATAGGAGGTGCAGCTTATGTTAATAAAAACTAATCTAAAAGACGTTGAGGCTGTTATAATCAACAGCAAGATTTATAAAGTCGTCAAAGGCATAGCAGAGGTCCCGGAGGAAGCAGGTAAAATGCTAATCAGCTTCGAGCATTGGGAAGAGCATTTAGAACCTTTAGAAAAAGAAATTCTTGATGAACTGCGGAACGTAGAAAAAACAACGAAGAAAGAAAAGTAGGTGAGTGCTTATGATAAGCACCGCTCTTTATACTAATGTTAGTAATGTCGCACAGGCTTTAGCGTTCCAAAGTCCAGAAGTTTTAAACAATGCAGTCACTGCAGGTAGTACGTCTATAAGTTTAAATCAGGCACCGCCTCCAGACTGGACGGTAGGCAGTAGCTTAATTATAGACGTCAACAATCCTACGGTAAGTGAAACGGTTACAATACAAAGTGTGAGCGGAAACAGTATAGCTGTATCGGCGTTGGCTAACAACCATTCAGCTAATGCGCCTGTTATAAATGTCACAATTTTACAAAACTACGTTAAGCCTGCGTCAAGATGGTTTGATTCTTTAACGCATGTTCCTGCAGGCTTTGCTTATGAACAGGTGACGGAAACCAAAACCGCATACATTGACAATAAAGGCTACATTGTTATTCCGCTTTCTAAACCTGTAGTCACTTTAAGTGACGTTACAATCGCTACATTCAAAATTAATCCAGTAATACCTGCGATTAATCTTGACTTGACAAAATCTTATATTGAAGATAGTTATTTTTTAAAGGTTATGCCTGATGAGTTATTTATAGTTAAATCAGGAATAGCAACTGTAACTTATAGTGGCGGTTATAATCCATTGCCAGATGATATTGTATTAGCAGCAACAATGCTTGCAGCAAGGTTATACAAGGAACGTGACAGCGGTTATTCGGACGCTGTAGGAAATACGGATTTAGGTATCTTGCAATATAAACACGCCATACCAACCGATATAATAGCTATTGTTCAAAGATACAGAAGGTGGACAGTATGATAATACACGTGCAGGTTCCAGAAGGCATATTGAATTGTGCTGAGCGGTTAGACGCAGGACTAAGGAACGGCGTTAAAGAAGCAACGAAACTAATAACAAACAAAGCGGTAGACAAAGCGCCAAGGAAAACAGGAACATTAAAAAGGTCTATTCATTCGGAGGTGTCAAGCTTTGGAAGTTTTACAGGCAAGATTATACAGGACGCAGGCGTGGCAAAGTATGGTGTCTTTGTAGAATTTGGTACTGGTTTATATGGTCCTAAGGGCGATCTTATTTATCCTAAGAAGGCGAAAGTTTTAGCGTGGAAGCAAGGCAATCAGCAATTCTTTGCAAGGCATATTAAAGGCATGAAAGCACAGCCTTATATGCGCCCAGCCTTCGAAGAAAGCAAAGAAGAAGTCAAGGGTGTTTTAGAAAAAGAAATCAACAAGGCTTTGAGAGGTGAATAAAATGGCTATAAACGATATAATCAAAGGTGCTGTAAATGTACAAAAGACAATGCCAGGTATCAGAGCAGCGTTCCAAGACGTTCCAACCTCTTTAAACCAGTTGCCTTGCTTTGTAACTTATCCATCTTCTGGAAACTTACAGTGGCCAAGGTTGCCGTCTATAAGAAGAATAGAACACGATTTAAATATGGATTTATACGTGCAAAAAGGCGGTGATTTAAGCGCAGCCGACAGGACATTGAAGTCGTATATAGACCTTGTAATAGCGACATTCGATAAAAATATCCAACTAAGCGGTGCATGCTTAAATTCAGGCGTGATTAAATATCAGTATGGCAAAATGGAATATGCTGGCGTAGAATATCTTGGAATAAGGTTTACTTTGCGAGTCGTGGAAATGACACAAGTAGTTTATAGTTAGGAGGTAATATAATGCATGTTTATGAATATACTGACGAAATACCGAGAGATTTTCCAGCGTTAGGACTAAGGAACGTGAAAAAAGGCGATAAAATAGAAAGCAAAGAATATTTAGACAGTCCTTTTTTGGAAGAACTTGCAGAAACACAGGAGATTAATGATATGAAAGGAAGTGAAGCATAATGACGTATACACCAAAAGAACTAACCTGGTACGGAGTGGCCAAAGAAACAACGTTTGGAACAGCAGCAGCACCGGTATACTTCGTACCGTTCAAAGACGTAAAGCCAGGAATAGTTATCAATTACATTAAAGACCAGGGCATAAGAGGCGCAATGGCAGAAACTTACAATGTAATGCAAGGCACAAGGAAGTCCACATTTGAAGTAACAGGCGAGGTATTTCCTGACGCTATCGGACTTTTTGCCTTGGCGATGCTGGGAACGGACACAGTTTCCGGAACAGCAGCACCTTATACGCACAAAATACAGCTAAACAGGACTGCACAGCCTGTAAGTTTGACACATTCTTACTATGATGGTACAAACGTTAAATCTTTTCCCGGACAGATGGCGGAGGAACTGACTTTTAAGTGGGCAGCGAACGCAGCTTTGGAATATACTTTTAAAACAGAAGGAAAATATTTCACAGCTGGAACGGCTACAACACCTGCGCCGACATCGACAGTACCGCTTTTAAGCTGGCAATTTAAGGCAACATTAGGCGGAACGCAGACTTATAATCTCGTAGGTTTCGATGTAGCATTTAAAAGAAAATTGTATGTTCAGTTTCCAGCTTACAATTCGCAAGATGTCAATACGATTGTTGCAGGGGGGTTGGAAGTAACAGGCAAAGCAACGTTTGATAAAGCGGACGATACCGAATTGAATAACTATTTGCAGAATACGCAGCCTTCGCTTGTTTTGACAGGAACGCAGGCGACAACAGGCTATCAGCTTACTATCCAAATGTCAAAGGCAGCTTTCATAAAAGACACAATAACAGCCAAGGAAGTCATTCAAGGAGATGTAGAATTTGAATGCATAGACAATGCCACAGACGGTGGCCCTGCTTTATTGCAGTTAGTAAATTCTATAGCAAGTTATTAAAGGAGGTTTAAATTATGGCTTATAAAGTTAATCCAAGGCTTAGAATAGATTTTAGCGATTTAGGTGACAATAACGGAACACCGTTTTTTGTGGAAATAAAGAATCCTAAGATGATGTCGTTTGGCGAGAAAATGGCGTTCGCTAAGTTTGCACCAAAAAGTGTAGAACAAGGAATAACAGAAGAACAAATAAACGCCATGAAAGATATAGCATCTAAATTAATATTAAGCTGGAATCTCACAGACGAAATAACCGAGCAGCCAATAGAACCTACAACGCCAGACGCTTTAGACCATGTGCCGTCAGATGTTGTAGAAAGAATAATAAAGGCACTCGCTCCAACACAGGACGAAGAAACAAAAAACTAATAACCGCAGTAGGGCAGGCTTTACGAGGACGTCCTACTGCTAAAAATATAGATTATACACCTTATCTCGTTTATAAGTTATGTGAAAAGTTTGGTTGTCCACCTTCGCAAATTTATAAAGAAAATGCGACAGATATCGAACTTGCTATCGCTTTCATGGAAGAAGAAGCAAAAGTACAAAAGTCAGCGCTTGAAAGGAGGAAATAAAAAGAATGGATGACATGTCACTCCAAATTGTAATAGAGGCACAGAACGAGGCTACAGCTGCCTTTGAATCCTTAGTTGAAGCTATTAAAGCGGTTCAGCAAGCTGCCGAGAGCATGACCAGCGCCTTCAATTCAGTTACTGACGTTGTGAATTCTTCCATGGAAAGCGCAGGTGAAGCGGTGCGGTCGTTAACTGAACCGGTAGAAGCAGAAGCGGAAGAAATTTCTAATGCCTTTGCCGAATCTTCAAGACAAGCTGAAGAAGATTTAAGCCGAATTGGTGAAGGGTTAAACAACGTTGCACCAGAAGCGGAAAGAGAAGCGGAGGAAGTCGGAAACGCCTTTTCAGCACCTTCAAGGCAAGCCGAAGAAGATTTAAGCCGGATTGGTGAAGGTTTGCAATCTATAGCACCTGCAGCCGAAGAAGAAAGTAGCCAAGTAACAAACGCCTTTGCCGATTCAGCAAGGCAAGCCGAAGAAGATTTAAGCCGAATTGGCGAAGGAATGAGAACCGTTGCACCAAGAGCGGAAGAAGATGCTACCGCAATGGCAACCAGTTACGCAACCGGTGCCACCGCAGCTGAAGAGTCTATAAACGGATTAGGCAAAAATATAGACTTGTTTTCAAATAGAACAAGCATGGATATGATGTTCGCTGGTATGACGCTTGCTGCTATTGCAGCACCGATTGACGCAGCTGTTAAGAAGTCCGTAGAAAGCTTTGGCGAATTTGACCAGTCTATGAGATTGGTAAACGAAGAAGCCAAACTTTCTGAAGGCGGTTTTAAAAACTTAGAAAGCAGCATAATAGACCTTAGTAACCAAACTGGAATAAGTGCCAACGATTTGGCGAAAGGTTTATACAACGTAGTTGCGACAGGCTTGACAGATACTACCAAAGCAATGGAAGAATTAAAAGTAGCAGCCGAAGGTGCAAAAGCAGGCAACACGGATTTAGACACTTCAACAAGAGCATTGAACGCTGTTATGGGTGCTTATGGTTTGTCCGCTGACCAAGCAACGCACATTATGGACGTTATGTTCACCGCCGTTAACAATGGACAAATGCACTTCGACGATTTAGCGAGGTCTGTCGGACAGTCTGCAACGGCTGCTGCTACAGCTGGTGTAAGTTACGAAGAGCTTGCAGCAGCGCAGGCAACCTTAACAAATGTTGGTAAGAGTGCAGAAATGGCATCGATGAACTTGAACAGCTTAATAATAGGTATGATAGCACCAACAGCAGAAGCAACCAAAGAAGCGAAAAAGCTGGGTATAGAATGGGATGCAGCAGCTTTGAAACAAAAAGGCTTGACAGGCATGGTTAATGAAGCAATAGGCGCAACAAAAGGTAACAACGAAGAACTTAAGAAATTACTGCCGAATCAAAGAGCCTATATTGCAGCTCTTGCACTGGGCAAAAATGCACATGAACAGTATACTCACACTTTGCAGCAAATGCAGAAGGCACACGGTGCAACAGCAGCAGCCTTAAAAGAGTCCGAAAAAGGTTTTGGAGACGCTTTAGAAAAATTCAAGACTTCAATTGGGAACTTAGGAATAACCTTAGGCGGACAATTAGCGCCAATGATTTCCAAGGCTGCAAGCTTTATAGAAAAGTTAGCGGCCGGCTTTCAGAAAATGTCGCCGGCAACGCAGAAAGTTATAGCCGTAACCGCTGCTTTAGTAGGAATATTGGCAACAATAGGCAGTATGGCTTTTATGGCAGCTGCAGGCTTTGGTCAGCTTATGTTAGGCTTTAGAGCAGCAACAAGCGTTATAGGCGGAATTGTTGGTTCTGCAGGCAAGCTTGTAGGCGGTTTCACAAGCTTAATAAAGATAGTTACGTCCTTAGGAGGTGTATTCAGATCGGCTTGTAGCATTGCTTTAACTGCATTCAGAAGTTTAGTTATGGCAGTCGTTGCCAATCCAATGATATTAGTATGGGTAGCAATCGGCGCAGCTATAGTAGCGTTGGCAGTCCTAATATACACACATTGGAACCAAATTAAGGCATTTTTAGTAAATACATGGGATACAATTAAGTCTGTTGCTACTACAGCTTGGAACGCTGTTAAAACGGTAATAGAAACAGTGTGGAACGGCATTAAAGCCGTTATAATGTCTGTAGTTGGGGCAATTAAAGCATTGATTGAAGCCGACTGGAACGCAATACAGGCAATAACATCAGCGGTATGGAACACAATCAAAGAAGTATTAAAAACAGTGTGGGACGTCATTAAGACGATCTTCTTTACGACAGTATTGGTTATTTATGACATGCTCACAGGAAAATGGAGTGACATAGGAGACGTTTTCCAGCATGCCTCGGAAAAGCTCCAGGAAATAACGCATAACATGTGGAATGCTATAAAAAGTATATGGTCTGGACTTGTTCAGCATCTTATTAGCCTTGCAACAAGTTTATGGAGCAATATAAAAAATAGATTCGAAGCAGGCGTACACGCAGTTATTGACTTCGTAACAAATTTATGGAGCGATATAGAAGATGGATTCAGCGAAGGCGTAGATGCAGTTGTTAACTTTGTAACTGATTTGTGGAACAAGATAGTTAGTAGCTTCAATGATGGCATAAACGCAGTGATTAACTTTGTAACTGATTTATGGAATAATATAGAAAGTGCATTCACGAACGGTATATCAAATGCAATAAATGCTGTCAGCGACATGATAAACGAGATAAGGAATTTCTTCGTAAATCTTCCAGGCGAGGCTTTGCAGTGGGGTGAAAATCTTATACACGGTTTTGTCCAAGGTATAAAGAATATGATAGGCGAAGTAGCCAGTGCTGCAAGTAGTGTCGTGCAAGAAGCTAAAAACTTTTTAGGCTTCCATTCTCCAGCGAAAGAAGGGCCAGGTGCCGATGCCGACACGTGGGCTCCGAACCTTGTGAATATGTTTGCTGGCGGTTTATCAGACGGTGCGGATAAAGTACGTAAAGCTGCGTTAGAGATGATAGCACCTGTCAAACAAACAATGCCAACCTTAGACTTCGGTTTGAGTGCGTCGTACAACGTAGTGCATAGCGTAGCCACTGCAGGCGCAGGCAATAGCAGGAGTCCTGTAATAAATGTTTATGTCCAAGGCAATGTTGCAAGAAACGAAAAAGAATTAGGACAAATCGTTGCTCGAGAAATATGGCAACAAGCTAAAATGCAAGGGAAATTTTAATAAAGGTATCGCATTATTTTCTCTAAAGGCGTATAATATAGGTAAAAATAATAAGAGGAGTGTTTTGCGTGGATAAAATTTTATCATTTATTCCGGGATTCAGAAGCAAAACAAAATGGAAGATGATTATAGCCTCTGTATATTACCTTGTAGTTTTAACGAGTCTTGTAGGTGGCGTTAGCTTGTTCCTTGTATTCCTTTCAGCGCCTTTCGTTGCGTTTTACTTTTTTGATTTGTTTACCTATAAGAAAAGAGGAACGACTTTTATAAAAGCGTCAATACCTTTTGCGGTAGCACTAACAGTCCTTATTTGCGGTCTTAACACGCTTCAGCCTGTTAAGAACACACAACCGCATAAAAGCAGTGTAGTAAACAAGGCACAGGTAACGGACAAGAAAAAGGCAAGCGTTAAAAAGGTAGCCAAGAAACCGCAGGACAATAAAAAGGAAAACAAGAAAGCAGTAACGCCTGCTAAAACCGAAGTTACTAAGGCTGGACCGCAGACAGACGCAGACGTAGAGGCAGCACAAAAGAAATATTGGAATAGCTTACTGAACAATCCATATAATAAGTGGAACACAAGCGACAACGATGCAAAAACAAACGGCAATACACAAATTGCAATAGATGCGCTTTTCGGTTTTTCGCCTGAGAACAGTCCGGAAATTGCAATACCGGCAGCACCGCAAGACGTTTTTAAAGCACCTTTTAACTATTATGGTAAAATGTTAAAAATACAAGGTAGAGTCGTGATGCTGCAGGAATATGCACCGGGAAGTAACGCTTCTAAGGTGTACGGTGACGGTGAGCATCAGGTTGCGGAGATGGCAATAAGCTGTCCGGACGGAACGTATATTGACTATATGAATATGCATGACCAAGGCGGTATTAATACAGGCGACACTGTTACGATTTATGGCGTGCCTGTAGGATATGTTAACGCACCGAACAGAGTCGGCGGTACAACAATGGAATTAGGCATTATCGGAAATTATGTAGAAAAATAATAATTGTGCACCTTTCAAAGGTGCCTTTTTTATGCCTTTTTTAAGAGGTGATTTTTTATGTCAATACAAATCTTAATAGGCGGACAAGATTACACAAAATATGTAGATTTATCAAGTATTAAGATACAAAGCAATATAGCGGTAAATAACGACACATTGTCTTTTGATTTGCTGATACCGAAGCAAGCGGTACCGTATCCGAAAGGCGGACAGGAAGTAAAGGTATTAAACGGTTCAGATATAGAATTTGGCGGTGTCATAATGACGCCGAAAGAGCAGGCGATTGCAACTGACCAAATGTTGTATACTATAGATTGTAAAGATTATACCTTTTGGTTGGACAAAAAAGTAGTTGTGAACACATATAGCGGATATACGGCAGGCAACATTGTAATAGACATTATAAAAACCTTCACGACAGGTTTCACATACAACAATGTTCAAGGTACGAGCAACGCCTTTTATATTTCACAAATCAAGTTTGACCACGTAGAGCCTTCTAAGGCAATTAAAAAATTAGCTGACGATGTAGGCTTTCAGTTTTGGATTGACTATAACAAAGACGTTCATTTCTCGCCTTTAATGACGGTGCAGTCACCTTTGCCGAATAATACATTGCTGCCGGACACGGACACGCAAAACTATAGCAATCTTGAATTTGCCGAAGATATATCACAGGTTCGGAATCAAATATATTTAACAGGATATAAAATACCAGCAGCTTACAGTATTACACAAAATTTTCAGACGGACGGTCAAACGGGCACGTTTTACACTGCGTACGAGCCTAAACACAACTTGAACGATATTGCAGTAACCTTGAATGGTGCAGCACAAAAAGTAAAATTGGACCTCATTGATGGTACGCCTTCGTCTACTACACAAGACAGCACATGTTATGTAAATTTTTCCAACAAGACATTCAGGTTTAATGCTGCGCCTGCGGCAGGACAGCTATTAAGCATTACTTATAAACCGATGTATGACATGATAAGTATGTACAATGACCCAAACGCAATGTCAGTTATGAAACAAAGAGATCTGCAAGACGGCGTATACGAATACGCTGTCAGGGATCAGCAGCTTACAAGCATAGACCAAACACTCGCAGATATAAGAGGAAAACTGGAATTGTATAAGTATGCTTATCCGCACTACACAGGACAGTTTAACAGTTTCTTACAAGGCTGGCAGCCTGGACAATATTTTTATCTAACTTCCAATTTGCGCATGGATGGACAATTTCAGAACCAAGCCTTCTATGTGGTAAAAATTGAAAAGACAATAGTATCGCAGCCTTTGAACAGCGCTCCAACTTTTAAGTATACCGTCCATTTCAGTGATACACCTTATGTTTACTAAGGAGTGATAATATGGCAAGAGAAGATTTGTTAGCACAGTTATTAAGGCAACTAATTGAAAAGGAAGAACCGCCACCAGCAGACGACAACGCACTAATTCAGAAGATGATAGCACCTAACGATAGTGCACAGTTAAGCGATAGCAGAGTAAATTTAAGCTTGTTGAATCCTGCCAACTTCGTATGGGGCGGAATCGTGAACGGACAGGCTGTCAATCCCGGCTGGAAATGGGGGCAAGGGCAATGGAAATAAAAGAAGGATTAAAATGGCAAGGAATAGTTGATTTGTTTGTAATAAAAGACAATAAAATAATACGCAGGATACAAGAGCATAACACGGTTACAAATTATGCAAGGCAGTATATAGTTAATGTACTCACAAATACGATATCTTATCCTTTACAGATACCTTCGCAGATGGAATTAGGCACAGGCGCAGGCACGCCGGCAAGTACAGATACAGATTTATGGTCGCCTGCAAGTGCTACCTTAAAGCCTATATCAAGTATGCAGCCTTATTTATCGTACTTTGCCCAGTATGTGTGCACATGGCAAACGTCAGACCCGATTCAAGGTACATGGACGGAAATAGGTTTAAAAGATGCTGCCAATAATTTATGGGCGCATGCGGCACTTTCAGGTTTTGTTGTAAACTCCGGTGAAATGCTTGTAGCACAGTGGGCAATACAGATTTTAGGAAATTGAGGTGATATATATAAATGAGTAACGTATTTAAGGCTCCGCAATCCGGCACTAATCCTTTAGCGAGCGATGTAGGGCAGATAATACAAGCATTAAGCGGGCAGGCAGATGTAGGGCAATTGACTTTAACACAAGCACAAGCAACGCCTTCAGCGCCTGCTGGAACAGCTACAGGGACAGGGAACCTAAACGGAACGTATTACTATAAGACTGTATTGATTACAGGCTGGCAACAGTCAGATGGTTCCTTTTACGTCAATGGTTTTGCGCCTTCTGCCGACAGTGCAGCCGTAACAGTAACAAATGGTCAGGTAAATTTGACAAATATAGCAAGCGGCGGTGCTGGCACAATAGGAAGGGCAATATACCGCACAGCAGCAGGCGGAGCAACAGGAACAGAAAAATTCGCCTTCGTGATATGGGACAACACGACAACAAGCTATACAGACAACATTCCAGATAGTCAACTTGGTACTGGTATGCCAACAAGTTCAAGTTCACCGGCAGTTTACGGGAACGCTATTCCTGCAAATGTTCCAACAAGCAACACAACAGGAACGTCAATAATCGTAAATGGCTCTTGGATAACAAGCGGTACCGTTCCAGCAAGTGCACTCGCTTCAGGCGCAGCAGTAGCCAATATAGGTTATACTCCTGTCAACAAAGCGGGAGATACGATGCCGGCTCCTCTTGTCATCTCTCAAAATGCGAACGTTCCAAGCTTGACACTTCAAGGGGCAACCACAGGATGGGCAAGTGGCATTAAATTTATAAATACTACGTCATCGACAGGGCGGGCGTATGGCATATACTCAGACAATCAAGGCAATTTCATCATTTCTGATGAAACAGCTAGTGCATACCGCATTACTGTTGGCCAAAATGGTGTTATAAGATTGAATAATTATACCGCTTGGCATGCAGGAAATTCGCCATCAGCGCATGTAATTACATTGCTTTCAAGCGCCAATCCATTGCAAAGTACCGCAACATCGCCTGGTAATCTTTATAATACAAATTTTACCTGGAGTTCTTCTTATGCGGTAGGGCGTAGTATTTATTTTGAAGCAGTTTTTGGTATAGCTTCAGCAGGTCAAGGGGTTTGGGCTGATGTCGCATTATATGATAGTTCATCATCAACGTCAATTGTTACAATGGGTACAAACTCAGCAACTGCGTTTACGCGTTCAGCTGCAATATCAATCACAGACGGGCACACAATAGGAGTAAGTCTTTACATTTCGACCTCGAGCTCGATTAACGCCAACCTTTGGCAAGCACGCTTAATAATCATGTAAAGGAGGTAAAAATTATGACAGGTTATTTATTCCAAATTGACTCAAACGGGAAGATTATTACCGGACAATGTTTAGAGAATTGGGTCAATGGCGATGGAAATGTCTGGAACGCACAAGACAGAGCATTTTATGACGCAACAACAGGTCAATGGGTTATATATGGTCCAATACAAATAAACGTACCAACAACGGCAAGTGTTAATACTGCTTTTACCGTTACAGCAACATTACCATCCAACTCTCCAGATACAAGCGTAAACTTTGTTGTGGTTTACAACGGGCAGTCTGGCACGCCTATTTCAGCAAATGTAACAAATTTACAGGCAACACAGCAGTTTAATTTTGCTCAAGCAGGAACATATACAATCACGGTTACAAGTACGCACTGTGGTTCGGCAAGTGCGGAGGTGACCGTATCATGAAAATTAAACAAATAAAAGATAAAGACGGTAAAGATGTAATTGTGGTTGAAAGAGAATTATCAGAAGAAGAAAAGCACCAAAAGTTAGAAACAAAAATAGCAGATTTAGAAAACAGAGTTGCAGTATTAGAACAAACTTTAAAAGTTAAGAAGCAGGTTTAAACCTGCTTTATATTTTTGACAGAAAGGGCGCATGCAGATGGAACAAAAAGAATGGTATAACAACAAAGAGCTATATGAAATGTTTCAACAACTCAAATTGGATATGGCAGATCTAAGCAAGGAGATAGCCGAGACAAGGACTCTTATAAGGGATTACAACGGGTTGCGTCAAAAGGTCGACGATACCGCAAGCAAACTGTCCACGTTAATGCGGCTCATGCCGGTAGCTATAACTGGCGTGGGCTTAATTTTTACAATTTTGAATTATATAACGAGGAGGTAATGTATATGAAGATATGTATTGACCCAGGGCATGGTGGATATGACCCTGGAGCTGTTGGTAATGGGCTTCAAGAAAAAGATATAACATTAAAGCTGGCATTAAAAACAAGAGACCTTTTAGAGAATAGCTGTAATGTTATTCTGACAAGGGATAGTGATAATACAGTTTGGGATAGTAGCAATGACCTTCAGACGAGATGCGATATAGCTAACAATGCCGGTGCGGATTATTTCATATCAATACATGTTAATAGTGGAGGCGGAAGTGGTTTTGAAAATTATTATGGAAATAATGCTTCCCAACACTCGATATACTTAGCTGGATTAATGCATGATAATGTAGCTGCATTTTATAGTTCTAAAGGTTTTGCAGATAGAGGTTTAAAAGCAGCACATCTTTGGGTCCTTAGGAGAACTAATATGCCAGCAACTTTGTTAGAGAATTTGTTTATTGACAATCCAACAGATGCAAGCTTTTTAGCTCAGGAAGGCAATCTGAACGACATAGCCTTTGCTATTGCAAATGCGGTATGCGTAGCTTTTAATCTGCCGGCGCCACAAAAGCCTACACCATCAACGCCACTAACACCAACGCCACCAGTGCCACATTGGGCACAAGGAAGTTTTGACAGATTAAAACAATTAGGAATCGTTTCAGATAACCATAATCTTGATAGCAACGTAACATGGGGAGAAGTTTCAGCACTTCTCGATAAAACTTTAAAAATTTTAGGGAGGTAATAGTATGAAGGATTTAGTAACGACTTTTTTAACCGCAGGTGTACAAATAGTAGTTATGGCAGCTTTAGGATATGCTATAAATTTTATAAACACAAAGATAGGCGCAGAAAATACAAAAAAGTATTACAACATTGCCAAAAATGTTGTAATGGCTGTCGAACAACAAATAGGTAACGGGAAAGGACCTGACAAGAAAGCAGAGGCGATAACAATAATTAAACAATTAACAAAAAATAAACTCACAGATGATGAAATAAATATACTTATTGAGGCTGCAGTAAAAGAAATGAATATAGTATTAAACCAACAAAAGCTTGAGCAATAATCATGCCCCTTCGGGGGCTATTTTTTTATGCACAATATATAGTGCAAAAATATATTTTGTACTTATGATTAATTTTGCAACTATATGTAGTGCTTGACTTTTTTAAAAAATAGTGCCTATAATTAGATGAAATAATTTTATAGTTTAAAAGGGGAAAAGATGAATGGAAAACGAAAATAAAAAACCAATTTATTATTGTAACGTTATACAAATAGAAGCAAGCAACTATGATTTTAATTTTAATATAGGCATTAAGAAAGATAGAAATAAACCTATGTGTGACGAAGATATTGATTTTAAAATAATAATGAGCCCACAACATGCTAAAATATTGTTAAAATCATTGAGCGAAGTTATAAACAATTATGAAAAAATGTTAGGAAATATTAATTTAGGGCCTGCACAAGAAAAAAAATAATGAATAAGGTAAAATAAAAAGGGTAAGATAAATATGGAAAAGAATAATTTTATATTTGTTACTACGGATCCGTTAGGGAGAAGAGTATCCTTAAAAGCAGATACGTGGGTAAATCATATTAAAGAAAAACATGGGGAAGATATTAGTATACCAGAATTAATAAAAAGCAATATAGAACAACCTCGTTATATAATTCAAAACGTCAAACCTGAATATGATGGTAGTGATGTTTTGATAGTTGACCCCAACAGACAGGATTATTATGATTTGATACCTGGTGATGAAAGGTTCTATATATTAAAAACTATAGTTGAATTCAGCAATGAAAATGAAAATGTAGGAACAATAGTAACTACTTATCTGCTTAGAAGGGCAAATGAAATTAAAACGACTGGAGGGATTGTATATGATGGCAAGCAAAACAAAAGTTCCAAATAGTTCATTAAAATACATCTACAATAAAGAATACGATATACTTGATATTTTTATTGAAAAGATCTCTCCGGCTTTTGCTGACGAAAACTATTATGGTGTGTATACTTATTATGATAGGAAAACTGATGAAATAATTGGCGCATCTATTATGGATTATAAAAAACGAAATAAAGAATTCATTAAAAAGTATTTGCCATTTAATGTTGATTTCAATTATATAGACAGAAATATAGTTAATTAAAACACCCTACAAACTAAAATAGGAATGTAGGGTCTATTTTTTATGCCCAAAATATGCTATAATATATTGGGAACAAATTGGGGACAAATTGGGGACAAATTGGGGACAAAATAAACTAATAAGGGCACAAAATAACATAAAAACAGAAAAGGAAAAGCATGACAAACCTGCTTATTTCAATGCTTTCATCAATATACTTAAATCAACAAAATGTGTTGATACGCACTCCAAAACCGTAGGCTGCGGGTTCAATTCCTGTCTCCCCTGCCATTTTTATGCTTAGAATCTAAGATTATAACAAATCAGCTACAAAAAAGGTTAAAAATTGTTAAAGATGTTTATAAAATAACA